TGCCTGGAAAAAAGGAAAACTCGATGATCGTTTTGACGAGCCTATGCGTCAAGCTATTAACAAGAAAGAAGCACGTATAAATAAATATACTGCAAAAAAAATGGCAGATGCGATGTTGGCCGCTCTGAAACTTCAAGAAGGAGTTATTCGTGCAGAAGTTGCAGGTTCAGTGCGGCGTGGAAAAGAAACCTCTAAGGATATTGACATTTTAGTATCTGGAAAAACTTCTGCTCGTAGTGGTTTTATTTCTGCGTTTACAAAACTTGGAAAAGTAATAAATGTTGGGGATACTAAGTCTTCAATTTGGTTTACTCTTGGAGAAAATACCATTCAGGCAGATTTGCTTGTTGTCCCTGATAACTCTTTTGGAGCCGCTTTGCAATATTTCACTGGTTCAAAGGCACACAATATTGAAATTCGAGCGAGAGCACAAAAACTGGGATATAAAGTGAATGAAAAAGGTATTTTCCAAGGAACAAAAAAGGTCGGTGGTGAGAACGAGGAAGATATTTATAACATTTTAAATGTCAAAATGCCGTCGCCTGAAGAGAGATAAAATATAATAGATTTCGGAATTAAAGGACAGCTTAGCTGTCCTTTTTTATTTAAAATTGTTCTTAGGTCAGTAATATTTACAAAAAGAACAATGGAACTCAAAAATGTCATAAAGCTCTTGGTGGAGCAAATTATTTCGGAGGCTGCTGAAGCGCCTGAGAATGCACCATTTGGAAATTTCTTATTCGCACCAAAGCGTGATGACCTGACGTCGGACGAGCAAAAAGAACAAAATACAAAAATAGAAAAAGAGTTTTTTTATGCGCTTCAGGACCATTATTCAGGAGAATCTGAAGAGTTAGGAATGTTAGCAAAGAAACTTTTGTCAATAAAACAAAAAGGCTGGTATTCAAAAATTTTGACTCCTGCAAATGAAACAGTATATCGTATTCTTACAGGAGTTCCAGTACACAAAGCAGCAAAAGTTGTCAACAGCACTCGACAATATTTGGTTGGTAAACCAATAACTAAAAAAAATATTGAAGACTACAATAAAGGAGATGATAATAAAATTAATTCAATAACGAATATAACCAATCATGGACCTGGGATATTGCGTCCTGACAAAGATTCAATATTCTCGCATGGCATACAATCTTGGTCTGCAAATCTAAGTGTGGATTGGATCATAGACGATTTAGACGCTCCAAGCCTTGGACCAAAAGAGAGCGCAATCGTTATTGCAGCAAAAACAAACAACTGTGAACTACCAGATAGTTCACATTGGTTCAAATGTTGTTAGATAACGAAAATTAAAAACGCAAACAGGGTTTGCAAATTCGTTTGTATACTATACTTAACAAATAAGAGGAATCCGAAATTATCAAAAAAAGTTGGAATGTAAAAAAACATCAAAGATAATACGTAAAAACAATATTTTAAAAATATTGTCTGGTTCGGGAACTGAGTCGGACACTAAACAAAAACGGAATAAGGCGTTGTCATCATTAGGGCGAGTCTGTGACCTCCGAAATCTATCACACGACAGCATAGCTGTCGTAGAAGGGTAGTTCACTGTTATGGCTAGATTATTTGTTACAAATCGTGAGATGCAATTTATAAACGATGTGACTAAGGAATATATTAAAGATATTTCTGGCCAATATATTGTTTATTACCCAATTTCAATCTTAAAAACTCAGGTTCACCCAGTATATGATGAGGCTATACAAAAAATATTTGATAACCCTATCAAAATAGATGCTGTAGTTAGTCAGCCAGAGAGCAGCAACTCTATTGGTAATTTTACCGTAGAAGCAACCACAAAACTAGAGATTTTTATTCAATCACGAGATTTGTTGGACAAAGGGTTTCAACCAGAACAAGGTGATTTTTTTAGTTACGGTGCTGAAGTATTTGAAGTTTTAACATCAGTTGAGCTTGGAGACATGTTTGGCCAGGCAGAATACAATATTTATTGGAAACTGACTAGTAAACTTGCAAGGTCTGGAAGATTTGATCTTCCTGATTTCAAGAAGCTCCTAAGGGATGCTAGATCCTTTAAAGACGCTAGTATACAAAAAACTTTTGAACAACAGCGAGGCCTGGCAGAGAATGAAACAGATGGTGCCTTGGGGGATGTAAGGCAAGTTCGTGAAAGGCTTGCTGACGACATGGCTCCGATAGCCCTGGATGAAGGGCCTAGAAAAGTAACGACAACAGACGAAGATATATCCGACACTACCGGAGAAGGTGGAACAACTTCTTTTTATAACGAATAAAAAAAATAAATGATTACAAAATTAAAAAAGCCAAGAAAGAAAAAATCACATTTTAAAACTGGCGTTCATATATCAGTTAAATGTAAAAATGGGCCTGCAAAATATCGAAGCGGATGGGAAAAAATTGTTTGTGAGATGTTAGATTTTGATACAAACGTTTTGTATTATGAATACGAGCCATTTAAACTACAATGGTGTTCAAATATGAAAACTTGTAGAATTAGAACTTACATTCCTGACTTTTTAGTTGTATACTGTAACGGAACTAAAAAACTTGTTGAAGTTAAAAGCAATAGATTTTTGAATAGCAAACACGTACAAAAAAAGGCAATGATAGGAAAATCATGGGCACAAAGAAACAACGCAGAATATCAGTTTTGGACGGATCAAAAAATTGCAGCATTCAAGAAGATTCTTCAAGCGAACAAAAAAACGCCAGTTGTGAAGAAAAAGAAAAAAGTACAATCAAAAAAAGTGGTCCTTGTAGGTTAGTAGATATTGGATTAGATATTTCCACCTCGGCAGTCGGGATTGCAGTTTTAGATTCGGTGACCGGGGAAATGATAAAAATAAAAACTATTAGACTGGATAAGGCAAAATTTAAAGATATCTGGGATAAGGCGTCAGAGATTAAAAAATCCTTCAAGTCTATAATAGATGGACAGTGTGATCTCAAGCGAATTTTTGTTGAACAATCTCACATGAGATTCACTCCTGGATTTTCTAGTGCAAAGACGCTTTTTGCTCTATCGAGGTTCAATGGCATTGTTTCATATATTGGATATGAACTTTTCCAAGTAAAGCCAATGATGATAAATGTTAGAACTGGTAGAAAGAAGCTTGGAATTAAAATTGACAGAAAAGACAAGACGAAAGACAATAAGACAAAAATCTTCGAGGCTGTAAGGTTGTTACACCCAGAGTTCCCTTGGATACAACATTTAGCAAAATCTGGTAAACAAAAAGGCAAGATGGTCTATGACAAATATAACTTTGATATGGCCGATGCGTACATAACAGCAGCCGCAGGCCAGATTGAGTATCCATACACAGTAGGTAAATAATGTTTATTCCAGGAGACATTGTTTCTGGGAAAACTGACACAAAGGACCTTACACCAGGACATGTGTCACGAAATCCATATGATGAAGATTTAGAAATTTTCTACTCAAAATACAAAGAGATATTGTTGGCCATAGAATATCCGACCATAAGGTATTCAGAAAAATATAAAAATATAATTGCAGATACCGAAGAGAGAAAAATCAAAAAAATTAAAAAGATTAATTGCAATATGGTTGGTTTGGTTGTAGAGGTCGCCGATGGCGATGGCAGTGATAACCATAAAAATGGGGTGGTTGCAGTTTTAGTCGGAGAAGAGATTTTGTGGTTTTTTTCTCATGACTTACAACTTTTAAAATTTTCTACCATAAAAACAAAATGAAAAAAAATAAGAAAAAAGTGGAACGAGACCCGAATGATTTTTATGAAACACCTAACTGGTGTACAGAACGGCTCTTAGAAAAAGTATCTTCACGTTTACAGGTTGGAAACTGGTTGGAGCCATGTGCTGGTGCAGGTGCTATAATTAGAACAATTAAAAATTCTGGGATTACTCCTAAATTTACAGCAGTTGAATTACAAGATAAATTCAAGCCATACTTAGAAAATATTATTGACCCAACAGAAGTTTTTATTACGGATTACATGACTTGGAATCCGAAGAAAAATATTAAATTTGACGTAGCTATTGGGAACCCTCCATATAAATTTGCCCAACAGGTTATAGAACATTCTATGCAACACGCAAAACAAGTTTGTATGTTGTTGCGTTTAAACTTTTTGGGTTCCGAAAAACGTTGTGAGTGGCTCAAAAAAACTAATCCTGATATTTTTGTTCTTCCAAATCGGCCCTCTTTTAGAGGAAAAGGAACAGACGCAACTGAATATGCGTGGTTTTTTTGGGATGACAAATCAAACGGGAAAATTACAATTTTAGATTTGACTTCAAAACTTGTAAGGTCCGCAGAAAAAAATCTACCAAAATAGTTTTCTAAACACAGACTAGTGTTTTGTTACCTGTTTGTAAAACGGAGCGTAAAAAACCCATCCATCGTTTTTACGTGTCGGATGGGATGCCAAAAAAGCGACAAACGCTAACCTTGTGTGTAATTTTTTTAGACATAATGAAAGCAAATTTTTGTAAATGAATGAAAGCATTAAAAATTTAGACTATCTAACAGTAGAATGCAGCAAAGAATATACTTAAAAACAAGGTATAAATATATTGTCGGATTCTGGGACTGAATCCTATGTTTTTTAAAGCAAAATAGAAGTGAGACATTTTTACCATTTATTTTAGATGAGACTGCGGCTCCAGAAGAAGAAGAAGAAGAAGAAGAAGAAGAAGAAGAAGCTCAACCCACCAACTTTTTAAGCTGCCGAGAGCGGGCAGTTCTTCACAGTGGAATAAACATTATGAAAATTTTACAAGAAATATATTATGAGATTGCTAAAGTTTTACTCGAAATTAAAACCAATTTCAGTATGCAGGAGTTTAAAAATCTTCAGTCATTAGAAGATATGGTAAAATATGCTGATACTCACTTGCAAAAATTAGGCGCAGGCTCTAGCAGAGTCGCTTACTTGCTAAGCAATCGGTATGTACTAAAACTCGCTATTCCCGCTGCGGCGGATAAAGGCATAGGCCAAAACAAGGGGGAAGTTAGTGTTTTTACAAACCCAAAAGCAAAGAATATTGTTAGTGCAGTTTACGATTATAACCCAAAATATCACTGGCTCATTTCAGAGCTAGCTAGACCAGTAAAATCTCCTCAAGAGTTTGAGCAGCTTGCTGGTATTTCTTGGAATAATTTTTCTACCATGATTAAAAACTATAAAAGCTGGCAAGAAATTATTAATGATCAAGATGCCGAGTATAATGATGCACTAGCTAAAATGCAAAATAGAATTAATGCTCTTCCGCAAGGAACTAAGCCGCCAGACATTTTGCAAAACAAAATAAATAGACTTCTTAACCTAAAGAAAGAACTAGCCGCAGTGAGCAAGAATCCAATTTTATTAGGTGCGTTATCCTTGATAACTGAAGTAGGTCTAATGCCGGGTGATATTGAAGAGTGGGACCACTGGGCTAAAACTGCCGATGGGAGACTAATAATAATTGATTATGGATTTACTAGAGATTTAGTAGATCTGTACAAAACTAAGGTTGCATAACATTATCAAATAATGTTGTACATGAGCCTATTTATATCAAATGGCAAAAAATGTTACCAGACAAAATATTCCACAAGATCCACGTAACCCAAAAGTTCACGTAAACTCAGGATTTGAAGGGGACAGTACATCAGATACTTTTTTAATACCTCCATGCGGAATTGAAGATGCCGACGAAGCATTATTTCAACTTTTTGATAAAGATATTGGATTTACTGTAAGGCTTGTTGAGGCAAGTAACAAAAAAATTCAAATTAAAAAACCTTTTGTTATTTTCGCTACTGGTGAGCGTTTCGCAATCGCAAAGCGCCTTCGACCTCCTAGAGACAGAAACAACTCCTTGATGCTTCCAGCCATTTCGATTCGAAGAACCTCAATTGAACAAACCTCCGACGATATTACTGGGAGAGGTATAAATCAGTTCACTGGAGATTTAGTAATAAAAAGACGTCTCGCCGCCGAAGATAGAGATTACCAAAGCCTTATAAATAAATTAGGTTTCCAGAACATAAGCGGGTCTTTATCTACAAGAACAACTGGCGAAGGACAAAATTCTGTAAAACAAGGCGGTTTATTAGAAACCAATATCAGTAACAATAATGTATGGGAAATAATAACAATCCCACAACCACAATTTTTTACTGCGGTTTACGAAGTAATTTTTTGGACTAGCTTTACTCAGCATATGAATTATATGATTGAAACATTTATATCATCATTTTTACCAAACGACAGGACTCATAAATTAGTTACTGATAAAGGATATTGGTTTGTGGCCCATACGGATGACACATTTCCAAACCAAGAAAATATTGATGATTTTACTGAGGACGAGCGTATTTTGCGTTATTCGATGAATATCAAAGTAAAAGGATATATTTTAGCTGCGCAACATCCTACTAATGCAGTTCCAGTAAGAAGATGGGTTTCTTCACCTGAGATATCTTTTGAAATTAAAAATTCTTCTACGCAAATAATAAACAAAGAACACCTAGAACGCCCACCGCAAAGAGATCCAGATTCTGTTGACGGATTTATGTTAACAGACTTAAATCTAGATTCGACACAAGAGACTCAAACATTAGATAGCAGATACGCAGTTAAAAAAGATATTGTCAACAACAGGTCTGGAAAGAAAACAACTAGTTATGTTGCTATTTTAGAAACTAACCAAAAAAGCGGGGAGACAGTTTATCGAGCAAGTGATATTAAAACTTTGGAAAGTTTTATTAAAACTTTAAAATAAATTTCTTTTTGCTACAATATTCTAAAAGATTTTTTTAAGATTTCATTAAATAGTGAAACAGTGATATTTGCAACCTACTTATACACAGTATACTACAACCCTTTTAAAAGGATAATAATCAGATGGCTAGTC